GATTGAATATCAAGGTGATAAATTTGAACAAATGTCTCCTGGTAAAAAAGCGTTTATTGTATTAAAATTAATATTAGAGTTTTCAGATAGTAAAATCCCAGTATTAATTGACCAGCCTGAAGATAGTTTGGATAATAGGGCAATATATACTGAATTGACAAAATACATCAAAGAAACTAAAGAGGATCGACAAATAATCATAGTTACTCACAATCCTAATATAGTTGTATCTGGTGACGCGGAAAATATTATTGTAGCTAATCAGCAATCTGATAATTCTCCAAATCAAAATGGTAAGAAGTTTGATTATATAAATGGTGCTTTAGAGAATCGTAATAATAATTCTAAATCTGAATTCATACTTCAAAAATACAACATCAGGGAACATGTATGTGATATTTTGGAAGGTGGAGAAGATGCATTTATGAGTAGGGAGAAAAAATACAGTATCAACCGTTAACAATAATTTATATCTGCAAAATAACAAGAATAGTTATTTTTGTGTTAAAGTCTAACACACACATTTAGCTCGAGGAGACTCGGGCTTTTTGGTTGGGTGAATGCTTTTACACAGTAGAGAAAGGTAAAATATAATAGATTGAATCTGGAATAGTCCACGGACTTTTCTAAAAAATTATTAGGAACTGGTTTGAATTTCGCAATTAAATTGTTCAGTTTTTATTTCGTTTAACTATATTTAAGGTAAATCGATAGCTTCTTGCGTTCGCTTCGCCTTTCGGTTCGGGTTGCTTAACTTTGCACTAGTACCGCCGTTTCTGCCCAATTTTGGCACACGACTTATTGTATTTATACACAATATTAGTCTGTGTAGAGGAGGGCGGAGGAATCTTCAAGAAAATATTCTAAGCTTTTTATTTCCTTTTTTTGCTTCTGTTGCGATGGATTACCTTTCGAAAATCTCCAGCAGTTGAGCTTTTCACAACTTCACATTTTCACAAAAATACCAGTAAAAAATCTTAATTTTTAGCCCAAATACTGATGTAAATTAAACTCAAAAATAGGCTGGACTTCATTACTACAGAGAGTTATGATGGACATGTAAAAGAAATTTAACAGATAGGAGTGATATGTATATCGATTTAGAAACCGAAATGTATCTACAAAAATTAGAAGGTGACATTCGTAGCCAGCTATATTGGGGTGTTGTGCCAGAAATGCCAATTGAATGGCAATCAGACCAATTAGGATTTTATCTTAACGACCCGATATCTTTGCCCACATTTTTAACGAAACTACGAGTGTTCGAAAAAGGTTTTGCCTTCGATTATGTTGAAACTAATGTTTTTAAACGCAAAATAACAGTTTTTGCCATTAACGAAAGCAAAGAAAAGTTTATTGCGAAAATCGAAAAGTTGCTCACTTGCCAAAGTAGAGGCGAGATGTGCGAAACCTTGCTATACATTTTAGTAACGCCAGTAACTTATATCGATGAAGCGATTTGTTAGCCGAAAATTATAACAAAATTACCCCAGTTTTGCGACTGGGGCGTTTGTTTCGAATTGAAAATATATAGAAAATTTTATAATACAGTGTAAAAATGTCAGAAAAATTAAAAACAGTTATAAATAATACACTACTATTGACAAAGTGTAAGGATATCGTTATATTAGTAACACCGAAGATTTCTTGTTTTGTCTAACCAACACATTTTTAATGAAAGTGAGGATGGGACAGATAAAAAGATAAAATCAATGTTGACTGCAGCAGGTGCTGGTGGTATTGGTAGCGTAGTCTCTGTTCATATATTAAAAATACCGTTCGAAAATCTTACTGTGATAAGTGTAGTGATAGTCGTTATTTCACTAATTATTTGTTGCTTTGCATTCTTGGTTATCAATTCTAACAGAAGAACCAGAAATTCAAAAGAGCTGATGGCCACTTGGCTTAGAAAGGGTAATAACTATACTAAACCTAGGAATAAAGCTTCACCAAATAAAAGAAAAAATCACCACTAATAGTGGTGAAGCTAATGCAAATCAGTCTTATCGTTCTCTTGTTGGTTAACTATAAGGCTGATAACTAAAAATAAGAAATCTTCTCCCCAACGGTAGTACGAATATCGTTGGGATTTTCTTTATCTCAAAAGCATATATTTTATAGCTACTTGAGATAACTTAATCTATTATACAGACTTTAAGTAATTGTGTCAACAGTTTTGTTGAAAAAAGCGTTAAAATAACTAAAATTAAACTTAGCTGCAATTTGTAATCCTAAACGGCAAATTCGTCCAAATCTTCCATTCTGCAACAAGCAGTATAATATTTTTCGACACACTCAGGATTAAGAAAACGGCAAGTATAAAACCAAGAATATTCGTCCGTGATGGGGATTTTCACTTCTAAAATGAGGATTAAAAACACATCCTACACCGTGTAATAGTGTAATTCTTCGAAAGTTGTAAGGTGAACTGTTTCAATTTGGGGGAGTTTGGGTTCAGCTTTGAAATTTTGACTGCTTTCGTTGTTCTGGTTTAATTTTCCATAAAATCTCCTTTGCCTTATTGGTGTGTCCATCATAACTCTCTATAGGGGAAGAGTCAAGCACTTTTTCACGAAAACCCCAACGACTTGAAATCGCTGGGGTTAAGGGGCTAGAGTTGGTTAGTTATTGGACTGCTGGGTGAGGTGTGGACATTATAGCACTTTTTTCTCAACTTTCAATCTGTGCATCTGAATTTATTGTCTATCTTTTTCTCTAGTGTCCTTCAACCATATTGCACTTCCACCTCACTCATGATTTCCAGCAAAGTTTTCCCGTTAATCTATAAAGAAATTAACTCATCAAAAGATACCACTTTATATTCATTATCTCCAAGTACGACTACAATGTCATAAACAGAATTAGGAAAAATACCACATACTTGACCATTATAATCAAAAGAAGCGTCCCAACCATTGTCATACAATGCTTGTAAATCATCAAATATCGCCATAATATATCTTGATTCTCCTATATAAGATATTCCATAACTTATCCAAAGCCATACGAAAACTTATCTGGCAATTCTTTTCCTAACTTAATACTTTTAGTCAAAGTATCTTTGACAAATGAAGTAAATTGCCCTAAATCATCTCCAACATAGCTATATTCCAAAGTAGTTTTATCGACAGTTGCAATACCTCTACAACCTCCACTCACAATAGAATACTGCCTCTTAGAGGTTCCATCTTCTATTTTGTACATCGTAATAATTTGTTTATCAATCTTTATCATTTTTTATTTATTGTAAAATAAGGTACTGGAATTATTCTTGACTCTCAAAAATATAATTGCAACAAGGTATCGAAATCGTCTTCGAAAACATTTTGACTATTCTGTTTTATTTGCTCAATGATTTTATCCTTTTTATCTCTGTCCAAAGGGAGTGTTTCAAACGCTTCTTCTTTTACTAAGAATTCACCATTTTCTCCCTGGAATTCTTTTGTAATTTTTCTAATATGACTCTCGAAATCGATAGATTGAAGTTCTTCGTCGTTGATGTTATCTTCAATCGCATCTAGCAACAAACTGATTGAAATTTTAATCATCTTTAGATACTTCCCTATGCGTAAATACCGCCTCTTTATTCATCAAGTCGTCCTCAGTGTAGTCAATCGCAAATGTATCTATTTCTAAAATCGATTTAGGTGGAGTTGAATGAATCATAGGGACACTACGTACCCTATACTCTTTTTCTCCAATTCTCACAAAATGATTGATTTTCAAATCTGAAAAATCAGGATTCTCAACAGTAATAGAAACAAGACGATGCGCTATTTTATAAACATCAATTATCTTATTTTTCGTGTTTAACTTATCCATAATTATTATTTTAATACTTATGTTCTTGGCAATCAAAACCTATTTTAGATTTAATACTATCAAATAAATCTAAAATAGATTGTGGAGTGTCTTTCTTAAATGATACAGTAGGTTTATCCTGGTCTGGATAAACTTGGTCAACCCACTCATGAATTTGATTATAAAAAATCAACAGCTCTTTGCTTGGTGGTATCATCATATCTAGAACGAAACCTCCTTTACTTTAACTTCATTATAAACTTTCCTATTCTAATATTCAATCAACAAGAGACCATTACGATAGCTTTTTAGAAAATGGTAAGTATCCTTTGCTGTCTCTTTAATTCTCATGATTTGATTTCTTATACTCAATGAAAATCAAAGAGCAAACTAGGCAGCTAATCACAGGCTGTGCTTGAGTTCAGCCGGCAAGAAACTAGCACGGTCAAACGTGCTTTTTTTATTACCTAATAATACTATCATACTACATCTGGAATACACACTCAATTATTAGCAATCCCCTTCTATTTGCAGTATAATGATGAAAAAGTGGGTTAATATTGACGGTTCACCGAAAGACTGGTTTGGCGAGTTTATGGAGGAGGGATTTATATGGATAGATCAAAAAAGACTTGGGAAATTGATGGATATTTATGGCTACATTGCCCTGTTTGCGGGACTGAAGTTATGGACTATGATATCTGTGACGTCTGTCGTTGGCAAAATACAGGTATTATAAATATAGACGGTGGTCCGAATAAAATGACTCTAGCTGAAGCCAAAGAAGCTTACGCAAGGAGAAAAATCGTAAAAATTCGAGAATTTGATACAGTGTTGTTAAAAAACGGTCAAACGGCGACAATTGTCGAAAAGTTAAGTGAAGATACTTTTATTGCTGACATAGGAGATTCCCCGAAAGACTGGGATAGCATTACAATTACAATCAATGATATTGAAAAAGTAGTGTATTGAAATAGCTAATATATTTGTATAGTGTTGGGAGTAACCTTAAATGAATAAGACTGGAAAAGAGAATTTAATCATTATTAACGGTAGCGAATATGTCCATTGTCCAGTATGTGGTACTGTTACAGCAGTATATGATATCTGTGATGTTTGTCAATGGCAAAATACAGGAGAAACTAATATAGATGGTGGTCCTAATAAAATGACACTTGCGGAGGCTAAAGAAGCGTATGTTAAGGGAATTCCAATAATATAACAGACTATAGTACCACGAAAGGAGAGACTGATGGAACTTAGAAAATTTAATAACAAGGTTGTCAGAATCACCGATATTGACGGCCAAATATTTAAAGGTGTAGCTCTTTACGAAGACAAAGATGTCTATGATGAAGAACTTGATGGATTATCCGTTAATTCTGGAACCAGATGGATTAAGCTCTTTAAAAATGAAATCAAGGAAATTGAAATTACTGATAAAATCAACCAGTACCTCATATAACTGAAATAGCTTTAATCTATCTATAAATCGTCTTGCGAATATCTTACGTCCTACATCATACAATCACTTATCTTCAAGTCTAAGTCTAGTCTCTGAATTGCTTTATCAAAATTTTTAATGCTTTTTAGTTTCTTTTCTACTTGGTTAGTGGTCACACTGGTATTCCTTATAGTATAATTAGTTTAAAGAGAAGTGAGGTAGAAATGATAGTGTCGCTACGCAACTTCATAGTTTGAGATGACGGGACAGGCACACCGTCCACTACTCTTGAGCGCTTAGATTATTCTAGGTGCTTTTTTATTTTCTCTTGGTTCACTCTTACTTCAAGACTACTCTCATACCACTAAATAAGCAATTAAGAAGCGTTTTATCTCTCTTATCTCCTTGTCATTCTGAAAGCAACTAAGGCAAGTTGTTCCTTTTCTTATCTGCTAATCATTTTATAAACATCAAATTTAAAATGACAGACGTTTAAACTTCTCTGATTCCCTCAATACCCAAACAATAAAACACTAGCCACTCGTTTAAACACACGTTTCAAACATGCTGGTGTACCTAATATTGGTTTCCACGGTTTTAGACACACACACGCTAGTCTTTTGCTAAACTCTGGAATACCGTATAAAGAATTGCAACACCGTCTAGGTCATTCTACACTAGCTATGACTATGGACACTTACAGTCATCTCTCCAAAGAAAAAGAAAAAACAACCGTCTCATTTTATGAGAAAGCTGTGAGTTCGTTATAAGTGATGACAAAAATGATGACANNTATCTTAAAATTAAAGCATTTTGTTATCTTGCAGTGATTAGGTACAAAAAAACAGGCATAAGCTTGCTATAAATCTAACTTGATTTTCTCCAAAACTATTAAATTCAAATAAGTTGAGAAAACATAAAGGGTAACAAAAAAGGACTTAAAATGATGAGTTCAGCAGGCAAGAAACTAGCACGGTCAAACGTGCTTTTTTGTCTATGTAAATAGGAAACTAATATAGAGTTTTCAAATTTTTAGAAAAAAGGGCTAGCATTGTTTTTCAGTGCTAGTCCTTTTCGTGTTTAACATCATCTAACAATTTTAAGATATTTACTGTTGGAATTTGAATAACATCAATACCGAACATCCCTGTCAATGAAGCAATATGAGCTCTTGCATAAGAATACAACATGCTTATCGCATTAGGAAGATACTTAACAAAGACATCCTCTTCTTCAGGAGTATTTTGAGTATCTTCAAAAATACCAACAAGTTTAATTTTTAAATACAGTGGATTTTTTTTCTCTAGATAATCTTCATCAAACAAAGTAACTTCAAGTTCTAACAATCCACAACCTTTATTCTCTCTACTAATTTTTGGAGTCGGAATTATAGAAATATCAACATTTTCAATATTGTCCAAATCTTCAAATTCGTTATTTATATGATAGATAAGTCTTTCAACTCTCACTCCCCTTAATTGTAAGTCACTACCATAAGTACTCATGCTGCAAACTCCATTCTAAAATTTGACGAGCAAATCTCTTTGTTGATTTTTTCTGCTCTCAAAGTCGGATGATATTTTGTAACTGTTTTATTTTCGTTTCCAACTTTTGAAATTAAATTTATACTATACGTCTGATATGATAGTTCCTCAAAATATTCTGACGGCAATTTTAAATTATCATAGGGTATAAATTCGCTTGTTTTGCTTCTTATTCCAGGAGTTGGCGAGTCTATTTCATAATCAAGTTGCAAAAAATCCAATAATTCAAATAAATCTTCTTCATTCTCAAACATAGTATCACCTCACTTTTTAGTTACACACTATGTAACTTTAACTCACAAATATTTATTATATTAGTGTCGACAATATTTAACTGTTTAGCAAGAGGAACAAACCTAGAAGCCCCTATTATGGGATTTCCTGTTGACTTCATTGTTCTACAAACTGCTTTGTATTTTTTATTTCTAAAAACAAATGCATCCAATAGCTTACAATGGAACGTATGCTCATCAATATTACTAATTAAAACACGTTTCCTTTTCAATTCTGTTATGAAATCTCTAGCGAACTCATCTAATTTTTTTAAACCATCGCTTTTGTCTAAGTCTAAAAGCTCACCTTGTTCAAATTCAAATTCGGTTTCAATAACTACTGGTTCAGTATCTTTGTCAGGACGATTCCCCTCCGCCCATCTTTTTGCCCGTTCAAAATCATCAACAAAGAAATACACTCCATTCCCTAGCCAATGATCATCTCTTTTATCAAAAGAAAATTTTTCTGTTTTTATAATACTTTCATAATTACTCAAACCTGTACCATGAAAAGCTAGCACATTCACTTCATCTCCCAACCAAACTGTAATACTCCTATCACTATTATATCATATATGTCAAGTACTATATGTTGTGATGATTATTATTTTTAGCACAAAATAATCCGTCTCATTTACTTGATTGTTAATATATTTCTATTTAAAAAGTTTAGCTTTTGATTCACTAAAATTCTTAAAGGGTTTAATCATTAAATAAATTTCATACTATTTTTCTCCATTTCATGCATTTGTACCGAATGAAGTACTAGATCACGATACTTCCAAGTCGATACCAGGTAATCTAGCAACTCTTTAGCTTCTACCTTGAAATCTAATAAGAGTAATAACCTAACCTTGTATTCATTCTTTAGTATCGATACACTATAAGACACTTCTCCCCAATGTTCAAAACCTAGCATTAGTTACTTCAATGCTTAAGTTCAATATTTAAAATACTCATTTTTCTTCTTCTACTTTATTATTCGCAAAAGGAAAAGAAAAAGCACTTAGATTTCTCTAGGTGCTGGAATAGGCGGGACGGGAATTCCCCGCTTTTCAGATACCCCAAGGGTGCGTAGTTCCCGATATTTCTCTACTTCTATTCTTTATCTATATTATACACCTTTTCTAGTCCTTTTCAACCACAAAAGCCCCCAGATTCGTTTCTAAGGGCTTTTAGTTTATCCGTGGTGATTTTAGTTATCTAGTGCGAAACAAAGCAAAATAGGGGGTGAATATGAAGCCTTAGCCTACTTATACACTTCTAACTCTCCGTTCTGGTGGATTCTCGCAAAGTTTAAAACAGCTATCTGTTTGTATCGGTGATAACTAGTGGAGCTAGTACCTGCCATTTCTACGCATTCGCTCATTGTTTTCTTTCTCATATAGCAATAATGGATAATAAAGTATTTTCTGGCTCGCTTGTTCTCTATGCTGTTAATGTCGTGGGCGAATATTTCCAACCCCTCACGGATTGCTTTTTCATGCTCACCGCTCAAATTCCACTGATCAGGTAAGACAAGTTTCCAAGTCTCTTCATCTATCCTAACTTGGTTTTCACTCCCTGCCATCCTCTGGAAACGTAGAAAGTAAGCCATCCGCTCTCTAACGTTCATCATCGTTTTAAAGTTATCCAGCTCCATTAGTTCGCTCCTTCCACCTTGCTCAAGTGTTCTATAGCTTCCTGCTTTACTCGATATACTGAGGTGGTAGATTTTCCTATTTCTTCAGCTACCTCCGAAGCTACAAGATTATTCAAGTAAAAAAATCTTAGAACAGAACGCTCAAGCGGATTGGCCAGCTTATCAATCAGCCTAGATATTTCCATTCTCTCCTCAGTAAGTCGCTCAATCCTCTGAAGCGTATCCTCTTTTAGTTTTAGAACACTTATAAGGTTATTCTCTGCTGTATTTCCCCTGCTTGTTTGTACTCTGCTATGGCTTAGTGTTGGCTTTTCGATAATACCACCTTCCAGGGCTTCCAATTCCAAATATAAGCCTTTGATTTCCTTGCTTATCCACTTAACGCCCTCTAGTTTTTCTTTTACCTGCTCTGGTGTCATGCCTCGGCCTCCTCTATGATATAATATTTTTATAGGATATATCACAAAGGAGTCAGCCCTGTGCTGGCTTTTTTTCGTATTCTAAGGCTATTCTTTTGGGTTCTCGTCTTTCCAGACGAATTCAGTCATTGCGGCCATAGCCTCTATAAATCCATCATCCTTAACTGGAGTTTCTTGATGGATTTTATTCTTAATCACACTTATTTCTGCTCGCAATTTCTCGTCCAACAACTCCAAATCACGAAAAGCGCTATTATTCATCCCATGCAAAGCAGAAAGAAAGGCATTGAAATTGCTAGGCTTCAGTCCACTTTCAATAATTTCAGATTTAGCTTTATTTTTTAGCCATTCATATTCATTAAAAGCCTGTTCTCTTGACCACAAAGCACGGTTTGAAAACTCTTTTAATAACTCTCTGTACCTTGTATTAACCTTATACTCTTTCAGCAACTTACTAGCCCTTGAATCTATCGTACTATCAGCCATCTTTTGGGCGTTGTATGCCTCTTTATATGCTTTTCTTTGAGATAGTCCAGCCACTAGTCCTTGGACAAATTTTTCTTGTCTTTGCGTTAACTTATCTGTCACATTAGTTCACCTCCTTAAGCGACAAAAAGGGGAAAACCTCCCCTTGTCTTAAGCGTTATCTTGCTCTTTCTCAGCTTTTAATACTGATTCTTCTACGTTGTAGTCAATGATTGCACCAATAGCATCACCATCTTCAATGTATTTAAAATTATAACGCTCATACTCTGGATGTGCTTGCTGGTGTTCTTCCATTAATTTGAAGAGTTCCACAATCGTTGGTACTGGTTCAATTTTGTGTCTGATTTGTCTCTTCATCTTTTAAAAATGCCCTTTCACATCATTGTAAGTATTTCCGAAGGCTCGCACATAAACTTCTCTTAAGAATGGTTCAACTGGATAGACTGGTTCGTATCTAACCCTTCCATCGGCTGGCGAAATAATAGATCCCCCTGTGCTGAAAGTAAACTCTCTCTTACCTTTTCCAACTTTGTAAACCATAGCATGGTAAAGGGCTTGAAGTTTATCTGAATCTGCTCTAAATTCGTCATCGATCTGGTCAATCTCTCGTAGCAAATCCACGGCTTTATCATAAAGCGCCTTATGCTTTTTGTCAACCGTTGAATCTAGTTCATCGATTTTTGTCTTAAAATCTTCAAGACTCATAAGTGTTTCATTGTGCAAGTCTTCCAGCTTTTTAGCATTCTTTTTTAATTTACTTTCAGCAATCCATAAGTTATCCTTGGCATTGCGTAGCTTGTCTTTGTCTACTTCATCAACCGCTTCATCATGTTCACGTTGGGCGTTCGCTTGATCTTGAAGCAACTGTGTTTTTTCTCGTTCAGCCTCAGCAATCGCATTTTCATTCTGTGTGATCAATGCGTTTACTTCCTTAGTGATTTTATCTAGTGCTTTATCCATTTTTTGGGCTAGTTCTTGGCGCTTTTGCGCTTGTTCAATGTTGTTTGTGTTTTGTGTGTCTGCCATCTTATTCTTTCCTTTTCTGTTGTTTTATTAAGTTTTAGAGTGCTAGATCCAGTCACGGGGTCTCTATTGTAGTTCATCTGCTTATATCCTCTCCACTCTATTCCTCAACTTCTTCATCTATTGGATTTTCGCTATTCTTGAAAACTTCACAAATGCGTTTAAAGTTGATATCTAGATTGTTATCCTCCAAATACTCAGCGATAAGCGTTCCGTTTTCCTTATATCTTAGTTTAATAGCTGGCACTAGATAAGTACCTCTCATATATCCAAATAAAGCTAGTCCTGCTATTTGTGCGTCTTCTAGGTCTCCAAATTCATAAGTAAATGTATGTTTTGGTGCTGTTTCTGAAAATGCTTTTAATGTCATGTTGTTTTTCCTCTTTCTGTTTTAAGGGTGTCACTAGTAGTTACACCATCGCAAGGGGGTCGGTACTATCTACCCCATTTTGCTTTAGGTTTTAGGCAAAGTGTAGCCGTTTTTGAATATCTATTGGCTACGCGTTCCGCCTTACAGCCCCAAGGGTTTTCGCCTTGTGTAGCCGTGTAGCCGTTTCATCTCAAAAAAAATATATAAATAACGCATTAGGTATTTAATTATATATACTTTTATAAAATATATATTTTGGCTACATTTATATTAAAAAGTCAGTAATATCAAGGGTTTAGAGGTGTAGCCGTTTTTTTTCGTCTTGTCTACACCTCTTTGAAACTCTTACAGTATCAAGGGTTTTCAGTGTAGCCGTTTTTTTATCTTTTGGCTACACTGTCTACACTTTATTTTTTTATTTTAGCAAATCCACGCTTGACGCTTTTACCAAATCTAAGGGAGTCCCTCGATTCCCAACCCTCTTTGTTTTGCATGAATTTCTTAACCTTATTTTTATCTTTAGGGTTGGGGGAATTGTTCAAATAAACCTCGGAAAAGAATATATTTACTGTCAACTTGTCCCTTTCCACCAGTTCCCCATACTTTCCAGTATCTAGATGAATCTCTACGCCATTAGCGCCCATATGATAGCCGTGGTTCATCATGTCATGAATATAGTAGTGTCTTGTACTGTCTGTTGCTGGGAATTGATACATATTTTTAGGGTAGGGAGTTTCTAAATAACGCTCAACATCCTCAAGGATTTCATCTACAAACTTGTAACGGCTTCTAACCTCATTTACTAGCTTTTCCTGCTCGTCTGTCAGGTTCAAGACTTGGTTAGCTCTCCAAG